TCTGGCTTGGCTTTGCCGGACAAATCAGCATCGATGTCGATAGCACGAACCCATCCCTGAACATCTGGAATATGATCAGACTTGCCAGCACGCATGTGCCGTATATCTGCGATCCAACCGTCAGACGCACGATCACGCTCTGGGAAGGCATCATCAAACTGCTCCCTAAGCTGTGAAGCGGCTTTACTTAACCTTGGTTTCATTTGTCACACTTGGTGTGGATTGTTCCGCTTCAGGATTTAGATAACGTTGATAGTCAGAGTTTGCAGGATCCAATGGAACCCACGCCTCATTACCTTCTTCATCTGTTCGCTTGATGACTGTGTTTGTTCCAGTTTCATATTCTCTAACTATTACTTCATAAGTATATTCCATTTTATAGCTCCGAACTCGAGTCGATAAAAGCATTAGCTGTTCCTAAAGCTTGTAAAAATGATGGAAGATTCTGCGCTGTCACAGATCTGGTTGCTTCAACAGAAATGTTTTGGGTAGTTTGTCCACTTGTTCCCATCGCACTAGGTGTGGCTCCTCCGCCACCGCCGTAAAGATAAAATGTTCCAGCCGCAGAATAAGTAACAGTTGGTGCAGTTCTCATTTGCACAGGAAATTGCAAAACGTGTTTTCCAATGGTAGTTGAAACCATTACTCCAGAGGCAAAACTTCTATCATTTACAGAGTCTCCACCTGCGCGATAAAAGTACCTTTGGCAAGCGGCTAATTCTCCTTGAACTGTTCCAGTCGCAGTTTGGAAAGCAGTAGCGGTAGAACCTGCCTCGAGTTGAACGCCCCAGATGTCAATCGTATAAGCACCTTGAGAAGTTTGTACTTGAAATGTTGGTGCAAGGAAACTGCTTGTTCCAACTGTTTTACCGCTAATAGATGCAAGAGTCAATGTTGCTGTGTATCTTACCCAACTAGTAGTTAATGTAAAACTTGTTGATGCGCTTCCAACAGTTGCCGAACCGCCTGAACCAAAGTTCTGATCAATGTAAAAATCTACACTTTCTGTTGCAGCAGCCTTAGCCCAAAAAGAAAAAGTTATTGTCTGGCCTGCAAATGTTCTTACATCTTCGATTTTTTGTTGTAAGTAACTGCTGGCTGTACCTGCTCCAGCACGCGACCAAGTTGCGTAATACTCGCCTTCGTATCCTGCCACTGGAGCGGTTCCTGGGGTAAAAGTCGAACGCGCAACATTAGAAACCTGACCACCAAAGTCATTAAGCAACCATCGATCAGCCGTGTAAACTAATTGATTCGTACCGCTAAAACTTGATCCGCGTTGCCAGACCTTGAAGTCACCATTGATAATTTTATTTTTACCTGCTGCATAATTACCTTGCCAGCGAAGTCCAGTAGTAGCGGAACTATCTGCTACAAGTGTCTCACCATTGTTACCAACTGAAAGATTGGCAGGAGTCGATGCGCCTGTTGCAGCTGCAATAGATCCTTTGGCTGTGTAGGTCGATTTAGGAGTCATAGTTGCCATCGTTGTGTCAATGGCATTGCCCAGCGTACGAATGGCTAATGCGCCATTTTTTACGAGGTCGGTATTGTCTGGCTCTGGCCAGCTATAATTCGGGCTTGTTGCCATTTAGTTGAGTGCTCCTGTCGCGTTGTTCCAGATAAGTGTAGCATTTGTGGTTGCCCATGTGATTGTGCTAGGGACTACTGTGTCCCATTGTGTCGTTGATAATGAGAATTCTGTGGCTGAGATATAGAGGGTCATATCTACATAAGTTGGCGTTGCATTGACTGCCACATTTTCAACAAAACCCTCAAAGGTTCCATCTAGGAGATTGCTAGGTAAGTTGCTAATAAGCACTGGCATCCCAAAAAACACCCCAATAAGACTGTCAAGCATTGCACTTGGCATATTGGGATTATCTAAACGAAAAGTAATCGCTCCCAATGATCCTTTAGGCGTAGATCGTAATCGAAGGTCCCTAGTGCCAATGTCAGTAATGTCCGCAAGGTTCTTTATGTTGGACTCAAAGGATCTTTCGTAGAGGCCGTAAAGGGCTATGGAGTCCGTATTAGAGGTACTGTATGTCGAACCGTATGCAGTGCCATAACGATAGATAAGGCTGTTGCGAATACGAGCTATTTGTGTGGTTGATTGGATAGATCTAGGAATAGCATAAGAACCATCTAAGGCTGTATAACCATTGCTTGCAAGATAGTTAGATCGATGATCCGCATCGTCATACGAGACATCGCCATCCTTTTCCTCATAAATTTGTCCGAGCGCGCTACTAGCAATTTGATCAGCAAGGGTTAAAGACTTGGTAGAGGCGCTAGCTGCAAGGGCAATCATTGTGTAAAAACCTGAGTCAATAGTGCCTATGTAATCCTCGGCATCTGCCCATGTGACTGTGGCTGGATAGGTATCCCATATAAGTGTTGGGAAAACTTCTGCCCATGAAAGGCTAAGAGCATTAGTCAAAATTGCTGATATTTGCGCGCCATCTAAACCTTCTGCAAGGGCTGTGTTATAGACAGCCTTAGTCAATTTAGCCAGTGAGCCAATACCTAAAACCACTCCATAAGTAATAAAGCCAGTTTCCTCTGGGCTTCTGACACCAACATTGAAATCTGAAACTTCGCCACCAAACACGGTTACATAAGTACCACTTGAGTTTTTCAATTCTAGCGTTATTGCCTCTGTGACATTGATAGTAAAAGGCGAGCCATCTGTGTTGATGATTTCTACTCGGCAGTAACCTGCTGTGGGTTGCTTGTCGATATCTAAACGACCAGAAGCAAAAGAGACAGAGGTTACATTGGTGAATACATCGTCACCAACGGTAACGCGCCATTGCGGAAGCCATGCCATTACTCGAACCCTTGTACATCAATAGTTCCGCGTTGTCCTGCTCCGGTAATAATTTGTACAATCTTTTCAGCTATGACATTAGGATCTGAAAATGGATCCCCTGTTACGGTAACATCAATTTTAGTTGTATTGGCACTACCTGCTGCTGCTGTTGCAGCTGCTTGTGCTTCTGCTATTTTTAACAATTCTAAAGATGACTTACCATTAGAAGCAGTAGCAGATGCTGCGGCGATTGCTGCTGCTGCACTAGCATTTGCTTCTGAGGCAGTTTTATTAGCGGCATCGATTGCAGCCTGAGCTGCTGCTGTTGCTGCGGCTATGCTTGCCGCTGTGTCTTTGTTAAGTTTTTCAAGGGCACTAGCAGCAGATGCATTTGCTGCTGCAATCGCATCTGTTGTCGTTTTATTAGCTGCTGCAATGGCTGCCGAGCTTGCTGCTGCCGCATCTTGAGCTGCCTTGGTTGCTGCTGCTGTAGTTGATGTCAATCCAGCATTAGCACTTGCTGTAGCTGCTGCGGCACTAGCCGCTGCCGCACTGAAAGATGATGACCATTCAGTCAAGTTAGGACGAATGACAGTTGCAGCAACGAGATTGGCAAAAGATGACCATTCTTTACCATTTGCCTGAATCTGTGTGCTAACACCACCGATTGAAGTAGTCAAAGCATTTATTGCAGCCGTGACTGGATCAATTTTCCATTCACCAAAAGGATCTTTGATTTCTAACAGTTTTACAGTATTCAAAAGAGTATTAAGTTCTTTTGTCTTTTCCTGCGCTACAGTCAAAGCCTTTTGATACTTCTCGATGTTAGTGAGGTTTTCTTCCTCAATCGCCTTCATAAGCTTTAGACGAATTGCATCTTCTTCTGAAATCTTGCCCTTTAGAGCTGCTTCGATCTGGATCTTCTGTAGGTCAAAGATTGCTCGTGCCTTAGCAATTTTTAGTGAATCCTGTTGGGCTTTAGTAGCAGCCTTTTGTAGGCCAGCCAACTTGGCAGCCGCTGCCGCTGCGGCAGCTGCTGCTTTGTTTCTAGCTGCTAAATCTGCTTTCTGTGTGTCTTGAGACGACACAGACATGGAGATATTACCCATGCCCTTATTTGCATTACCGTACCCACCCTTTGGGGCAAATAGATTGAGACCGTTGCTAAAGTCAAAGGCTTCTCTGGTGATAGCAATAAACTTGCCAGTCTCGCGGGTAAGACCTGCAAAAGCGTTAGCAATCTTGCCAATGCCAGCAATAAGTGGATCGATGGTGCTCGAACCAGAAGCAGTCTTTAGGGCATCAACAAAGCCCTTGCCAATAGTTTCTCTAGCATTATTGGCAGCCACTTGCAGCTTAGCCAATTCACCGGCATAAGTATTAGCAGCAGTTGAAGCTTGACCAGCAAAGAGAACGGCAAGCCTTGCTTGAATTTCCTCAAATGATGAAGATGTAAGCTCTGCCTTGCTAAGTCCTACACCTAAGCGACCAAGTGCTTGTGTCTGCCCCAGATAAGCCTTTTGGAGGCTTTGTGAGACCTGAGTAAGGCTTTTGCCTGTACCAGCACTAATATCTAAAGCTAGGTTTAATAATTCCTGTGACTTTCCAACTGACTGAGTGGCGCGAAGAAAGCGATCCATGGCTGGACGAAGTTCATCGTCAAGCACACCTGTCTGTTGCTCTAGGCGTGAGATGTAACCATTGATCGTTGCTGCATTGCTGCCATAAGCAAGGCCTAAATTGTTGAGAGTCTGTCCGAGTGCTCTCGCTGCTTTGTCATCTTCTGCAAAAGCTTTGACTGCTCGACCAATACCACGAACGCCAAACGCTAAACCAACAGAAGCAGCAAGAGTCTTAACACCCCTAGTTAATTTTGCTGTAGCTGCATCTGCTTGCTTAAAGGCTTTCTTGCCGACAAATTCTGCGGCAATATCAATTTTTACATCTGCCGCCATTATCGCACTCTCCTTTTTTCAAACTCTACTTTTGATTTTTCAATAGCTTTAATGACTGCTGCCTGTGCCTTACCTTGATCTTCTGCCCAAGCGCGAAAGATTGCGCGACCTTTCATCTTCTGACTAGCTCGACCTCTTGCACCCTCTTTGCGAACATAGGCATTAACTATCTGACCAGTTTGATTCATTGCATCAATAAACTGTTGTCCAGCATAAGGGTTATTGCTCATAGATTGATTCTTACTTCCAGAGCGAATTGTCTTGCCAAAATTTGCGTGTCCAGGAGCAACCACTTTGGCCATTGGTGCTTGTGGTCTTCCTTGTGGATTCTTGCGACCAGCAGTCTCATAAATAGCACCTGAAACAGAAGTATTAACAATGCGAGCTAAAGACCTAAAGCCTGATCTGTTTGGTTTGGATGGCGTGGTTTTGTAGCCAATACCGCGTTTAGCCTCAGAGGATGACCAAACGCGATTGCCCCATGCTCCGTTTTGATTACTATTAGCCCAACCACTTAACGGAGCAGTGGAAGGAATAAAACCTCTAGCGTTAGCCGTGATAGGTTTAAGAATTCCAGCGATTTCTTTCTGAGTATTTTTAGCAAGATCGGGCGTGAATTTTTTTAAGGCTTTGCGGAGTTCAACGGCGCCTTTTACTTCTGTTGGCATCGCTGGTCTCCTTCGCTTCATCCTTTAACGCTTCAAACAATGCATTGAGCATTGTGCGATCTATTTCTAACAATTGCTGTGGCGCGATCCCTAACCTAATGCTTAGCCTAGCAATTAGGTAGGTGAACGGAAGATCGCGCTTTAAGCTAAAGGGTCTGAGTCCTCCACCGAGACTGATTTAAGAGTCTCGATGAAGTCAATCCCAAAAGGCTTAACAGATTCACCTGATCTGCGTGTGACTTCCCATGCAAGCCAATAAACATCCGACTGCTTTTCCTCATCGCGGAAAGCCTTGTGAAAACCCTTTTTAGCGTACTGCTCGAATGAATACTCCACTGCTGGAGTGATCTCGCCTTCTAGCACGCTTCCATCTGTACGAACGATCTTTAGTCTTGCCATGATTAGCCCCTTAATTTAGTTGTTTAGAATGAACCTGTAGTTGCTACTGCCACTGTTGAGTTAGCAGTAAATGTAATCGATTGTGTGCCAATATCACTAACTGCACCATTGATGTCGGTGGTGTTGTTCACCAACAGAGAAACGGTATAGAGAGGGTTGGTTGCAGATACTGCTGTTCCCTTTGTCTGTAGGAATACAGCTGTGACTGTTGTTCCCCATGCAGCCTGTAGTGTTGCCAATACATTTGCTGATGCTGTGTCGTTTAGGAAATCGATTGTGACAGTTGATGATTCCAAGCCTTTTACAAACTTGTGTGCTGTGTCACCCATTGCAGTAACTTCTAGCTCATCGAATGTGCGATTGATTGTTACTGCCGTTACATGGTCTGAAAGATCAACAGAGTTAATCTTCACGCCCACATTGTTATTTAGAAATACAGCCATGAGATTATTCCTCTTCTTTCTTGGTTACTGG